TGGTGTACAAACAATAGGAGGGAATAAATATGGCGACATTATCAGAAATTGAAAGATCAACAAAGGCATATGCGGATGCAAGGGATAAACTGGCAGCAACATTAAAGAAATTAGAAGACCAGATTGAGGCATTGAAACGGCAATATATGCCGGGCATCAAGGTTCAAGTCGGGATTGCAAAGGAAATGGAAGCGCACTTGAAGGCGGAACTTGAAGACAGTAAAGCTCTATTCGTTAAGCCCAGGACGATTATTATGCATGGCATCAAAGTGGGGTTTGAGAAGGGCAAAGGTAAGATCGAGATCGCCGACAACGACCAGGTGGTGAAACTCATTGAAAAGCACTTTCCCGATCAGGTCGATGTGCTGATAAAAACAACGAAAAAACCCGTCAAAAAAGCACTGGCAAATCTGACCGTTGCAGAATTGAAGAAACTTGGCATTACCGTAGAGGATACCGGGGATGTGGTAGTAATAAAGCCAGTAGATTCACTCGTCGAAAAGCTGGTTGATAAGCTCCTCAAAGAAAAGAAAGAAGAGCAGGAACAGGAGGCGGCATAGGTAATGAAGGGAATAAGGAGGAGATTATGATATGCCCAAAATGTAAAGAGGACTGCATGCGTCCGGATCATGACTGGACATACGGTGTCGAATCATACGCCTGCTGGAAATGCGGCTACAGAATATACCCGTTATATCCTGCGCGTATGGCGACTCCGGAAGATCAATATAGGTCCGGCGATGGGGTTAAGTTGAATTTTTGCTCGCGCTGCGGCAAAGAACATTATAACCCGAGGGGAAGATACTGCGATGAATGCTTATTATTAAAAAAATCGAATGCAGCGCGCAAAAAAGGGCGTTACCGCAACAGATGCAGATAGCGAGCAACAGCAAAGGCTATTACGTGCCTGTCACGCGGGAGGAAATAGAGGAGGGAAGCAATGCCTGAAGGTTTGCTTGATTGGGTTAAAAACATCAAGATAGATGATATACTCGAAAATGATATAAAGCTTATATACGAATTCTGCGGCTTAGAGGTGCTTCTCTGCCTGTGGGAAAACTTTCCAAAAATGAACCTATACATTTCTACAAAACCCTTGTTGGAAGCAAAAAAACGGTATATCAGACAACATTTTAACGGTAAAAATATTAAAGAATTATGCCGTCTTCTTGATGTAAGTGAACGGTTTGTTTACGAGACCCTTGAACAAAAGGATATAACACATGAAAAGCAGGAGCAATTATTTTGAATTACTTTGTTATGTATGACAATATCGCATTTTTAATGTCGTTTAAAGCCTTGTTATCAAGTTTTAAAAAAGGTCGTGCTGGGATGGTGACCTTATGACCGCGACCTGCTTTTCCGCCAAATTGCTGTATAGCGGCATAGACCTTATTAGTTCCTACAATCGCAGATTTGGATGTCGCCTTTTTGCTAATGGACGAGGCAAGCTGCCCGCTTTGCTGGAGGATTTTGCCGGGCCAGTGGCCTTTCTTTTCACGCTGCTTTATTGTGGCTGGAGCAAGGGGCGTCCACTTGGGCTGTCCTTCCTTCTCGAAGTTTTCTTCCACAGCGTCATGCATGATCCCGGCAATGATCCGCATTACAGGCGTCATATCCTCAACTTTTTTCGATAGATTTTTCAGCAGGCTTACAACTTCCTTATCGTCGACCTGGATGTCAATCATGTGCAGTATCCCGGCAAGCTTGTTGACATTTATACATATAAGACATATATATAAAGGATCCCGATATTTACTTTTAGCATCATACTTTCTCCCCCAAATCCAATACGTCTTCGATGGATGTTTTGACCTCATCAATAAGATTTTTCATCTCTTTTGGATATTTTGACCAATCCGGTTTCCATGCTGCCTTGCCTGGATTGTAGCTCCATCCCGCATCCAGGTGTATGTCGAGGCCGGTTTTCGGATCGGTATAGACGGTGACTTTCGCCTTGTCTCCTGCCTTGTTAATATTTACTTCTTCTTCCCGAAGGTAATCCTCGCCTCTGGAGATCTCAAGGCCTCTGTCTTTTACCTCAGCACTGGATAGCGCTCTCACTCGACAGCGGCAGTTCCAGCCATTAGGCGGATAAAAGGAATTCCAGAAGGGATCATCATAGCGAAAAACCTTCCCGTTTAAACGCTGGTGGCCTGGGCGGGTTTTGCTATCCATTACTGCTATGTACTGCCAATAAGGGCGATCTTCGACATTATCCAGCATCTCTTTAAATCTTCCTGCCATGTAGGCGGTCTGAAGATTTGTCTGATAGATGGTTTGAAGGCGGCGAGGGCTTCCGAGCTGCACTGTCTGGCCGCCATCGGCGTCGCCGACCAATTTCTTTCCCCACCAGCCTTTTGCCTGAAGTTTGGGTGTCAAATCTTTTTTAAATTGCTGTAATGTGATCCCATTATCAAGTGCCTTTTGTACTTCTTCGCTAATATACTGGAGAACATCGAGCCGCATGGCCTTGGCCACGGTGAATGCTTTAGCGTGGGCTTCCTGCCAGGTATCCTGCCAATTCCAGCTAAAGGTATAGCCTTTACTCTTGAAGTATTCTATTGCCTTTTCAGGTGTAAGCCCCATGGCATAGAGGAGATCAGGTGGTTTCTTTGTCATATTCTATCTCCCGGCTCTGCACTCAATCTGCCCCAAATCTCAGATACAAATATAGCCCTCTGGAGCATATCCTGAAGAGCGCTATCGTCCATGTTTGGATACGTGTCCGCAAGATTATCGAGTATCTCCTGGTAATCGCTGCCCTGCTTGATGAGGTCAATCACCGGGCGTAGCAGCCCTTCCGCTTGTTTTTGCAATTCCTCCGGGGATATTCCTTCAATCGCGGCATCGATGGCGTCCTGATCAGGGAATAAACCATTGCCGATTGCCGATTGCCGATTTCCGATTGTGGATTCAGAAAATTCCCCCTGCGGCAAGGAAGTTCCAGGTGTTTTTACAGTTTCCATTGTGACCTCGATATCCTCATCCTCAAACCCGTATGTCTTCATGTAATATTTCTTCGTAAATTTTATCTGTCCCATATCCATGAGGGTCTTGTCCCGATCAGCCAGATCTTTATCGACGTCTTCCTCTTCCCACATGGAAAAAATCGGCCTTTCACCACTGGTGAAATTGATCTCGAATATCCATTTTATAAGGTCATTAAACGTTCTTTCTACGAGCTTTTTATCACTGTTAATAATGTCCTTGCGCACAGCCATATGAGATTTTACCGCAGCATAGCTTCCACCTTTTACTTCTGTGGTTAGGTTTTGACCCAGGATTGCAATCGATACTTCTGTCTTACAGAACTCCAGGAGATTTGCATATATATCAGCGGATGCACCCTTGCTGGAAGCCTCCTTTATATCCACAGAAGAGTCATCAGGAATTACCGCAATTGCATCCTGCACCATCTTTTCCAGCATGTCTGCAAGGTCATCCGTTTCCTCTTTTGTAATGCCTCTCGGATGTTTCCCGACAAGGAAAGGCATCCCATACTTCTCGGTGAAGACGACCCAGAATTTGAGTCCCCCACGCTTGAATGTGATGGGCCAGAAGCAGCGCGACAATTCAGGAAACCCGTAAGGGTTCTGATAGGTAGCGTTATTCCTGGGTATAAGGAATTTCTTTTCCGGAAGTTCTTCGCCGTTGATGTAATTATCCCTGGTTCTGAAACGAAGTTCATTTTCCTGGTTGAAAACAAACCACTCCGGTGGTTTTCCTATGACGTCCTTTGGGAGGATATAGTTGCCGATTTTTTCCCACATAACCTCAAGAGGTTGATAACCGAATAGTATAGCTTCGAGTATTTCCCCAATTATTCTTTCAAGGTTAAGATTATTGAATACATCCTCGATAAGCTTTGCCTGCCTCGATTTGGCCTTCCCCCGGTCAATGCCCCATTCAAGTGATTTTACCCCGCTTTTTCTGCTCGATACGCATCCGCCCAGGTGGGCATCGCTTAAAAGCTCTGTATACACCGTGATATCCTTGCCCTGTTTTTTTAATATCGGATCCGGGTTTGGCAAATACATACCCAGGGAGTAAAAATCTATGGAGCGTTTACGGGTAGCAATCTCTTCGGAAAGTGTTGACTTTTTTTCAGAAAGCGATATGTAGTCCCGTTCGTTGATCCAGAGTTTCTTCATGCGTCCTCCAAGCCATTTTTAGGTCTATCTTCTCTCAGCACCGCCTTTTCTTTCCCGCATTTCGGGCACCGGTAAAACCAGTAAAAAGTATCATGATCATCATAATCATCATACCGTCCAGTTCCAGCAGGGTATCAAATTCATCTCAGTAATATCCCTCCATCATTTCCACCGATTCTCTCTTCTTTCTGCCCGTTACGTATATGGGCCCGTGATGTATGTCATGAGCCGCATAGAGGGCAAGAGCCAGAGCCCAGAAACGGTCTGCATGGGAATCAAGCCGTTCAGTTGCAGCTATATCAAACCGTATGTTTCCTGATATCCCGGTCACTTTTTTTACAGAATGGAGGTCTTCCCGTATTTCATACCTGGGCGGAATGCATATTGATCTATCCTCAAAGTTTGTGCGAAGGATGTAGGCCATTTCTTCCTTCGTCTTTGCCGTAAACATCACCGGCTCGACCCGGTACTTACCGTATTTAAGTTGTGCTTCTTCGGCAAGCTGCATCCCTATTCCTGTCTGGTCAATGCAAAATCTCCTCATCCGTGGAGATGCAAGGATTTTGAAGAGTATCTCCCGCTGCAGGTGAAAAGGGGTGTTTTCCATCTTTCTGATATGGCGGGTATACTTCATGGTTTCGATCTTTTCAAGAACCCAGATTATGGATAGGTGCTTCTTTCTGCCAATGTCCATACCTCCGTAAAGGTCATTGTTTGACTTATAGAGCTGATCCTCATCCCAGAGGATGTTGTCAAGCTCACATTTGTCGATCATCTCATAGGTGAGAAAAGAAGAGGCTTCATCTACTGCCTGACAGCAATATTCCTGAAGCCACGTGTTTTCATCAAAGCAGTTGTCGTGCTGGTCTTTCAGCCAGGCATCCTTTTCCGCTTTTGTGGTTTTTCTTTTTAGAATCTTGTCCACAAGGCCATCTTCAACGGCCTTGAAGATATCTGTGGTATGAAGCGACCACGCAAGCCTGCCCTTTTTGATTGCATCGACAAACTTGTAGTACCGGCAGGATGTGCCGTTGTGAGTGGAAAGAATCCGCAACGGATATCCCCAGGTGATGCAGGGCCTTGCCGCTGCCCACATTTTCTCCTGGTCTTCGTGGTGGGCAAACTCGTCCAGGACAACCTTGCCGCCCTTACTCCTAAATGCCCTCGGATTCGATGAAAGCGCGTGTATCTTTGCCCCGTTCGAAAATTCTATAACAAAGGTCTTAATATTACGCTCAGAATCAATAACCTGCTGGCCCAAACTTTTGGCGGCAATATGGAGCAGGCGGGTCCACCGTTCGCAGTATTCAATATACTCCCTGGCCGCCGATTCATCGGCAGAGGAAAACCAGACGGCAGGGACAGCGCCTCTGGCGCAATCCCTTACATCTTCGTAGCTTTGAACATATGTGGCTCCAATGCGCCGGGATTTTTCCCATATTTTAACTGGGTTTTCATCTTTGAGCCATTCTGTCTGATAGGGAAGAAAATATTTGTTATCGTTCGATGCCAAGGACTTCTCTCTCTATTAATTTCAATACATCTTCAGTAATGCCGGACTTTTCATCTTCTTTATCCTTTTTATGAATGACTTCTTCGTAGTCTTTCACCTTTATAATAAGCGGCAAAAGCCGTGTGAATGCATACATTCTACCAGGGTCTACCTTTTGCCCATTATCCATGTCTTCTTTGATATTTTTCATGAGCTTTCGGGCAAATTCATATAATTCTTCGTGGAATGCTTCTTTGCTTTTAATATGTTGCAGACGTTTGGTATCCCAGTCGCCCTCATCCTTCCAGAGACGCACTGTTTTTTCTGCCAGGCGCAACCGCGACGCAACCTCAGAAATAGTGCATTGTTCAACAACATAAAGTCTTTCTGCCTCATTGAAATAAAGCTGCTTTTTAGACACCGAGAGCTTCCTCCATAGAGGCAATCCGCCTCTTGAGGGTATTCATCTCATTATAAATCGTATAGAGCCTTTTCATAGAAGCCATTGTTTCGGGGATTTTGAGCTTTGTAATGTCGTCTTCATATGGATTGATATTTGTCCTGATGATAATGATAAGTCCGGAAGCCTCTAAATCGAGTTCTTTCAATCGATGTTTGCAATCTGCAAGCTGCCCCTTGAGCAGCATGATTTCCTGATTCATTTTCCACTCTCCTTTCGCGCCACCGGGCAGAATTGATTTTGATCAATTTTAGTTTCCAAACGTGCAAGACATGCTCCATGATATTCGAGTGTATCGATAAGTTTCTGCAACATCTCAAAATTGTGCCGCTCACGTTCCTGTTGTGCCTCGATTATCCCGGAGAACAATTTTACCTGACTTTTATGGTAGGCGTACCAGATAATGAAGACAATGCCCGCAACGCCTGCCTGTTTCAGTATCTCTACGAAAATTCCAGCATCCGACGACATATAAAAGCTCCTAACTGCTTTAGTATTAAAGCTACCCTTCGACAGGTTGGCAGCTTTTACTCATTCTAACCTTATTTTTTATTATTCTCTTCTGAATAGTTCAGAAGAATTATTATTCAAGCTTATTTAAAATCAGTACAATGAACATCGAAATACGAGCAAAAAGGAGAAAATATGTGGTTTGAGATATTCAAAACAGGCACTCACACGGACTCGGCAGGAAACGAACGAATCTGGTCGGAAGCCGACCTTGACATAATCGTGTCGAAATATAATACTCTCGAACATGAAGCGCCTATTGTCATAGGACATCCGAAGGATAACGCTCCGGCCTGGGGATGGATTGAAAAATTGAAAAGAGAAGGAACAAGGCTTTTCGCAAAGGCAAAAGATGTGGTACCCGCCTTCAAGGAGATGGTGAATAAAGGGCTTTTCAAAAAGCGATCTATTTCGCTCTATCCTGATCTAACCCTGCGTCATGTAGGATTTTTGGGAGCCATGCCGCCAGCGGTAAAAGGTCTGGCAGACGTCCAGTTTTCTGAAGACAATCTCACAACAATTGAATTTGAGGAGTACCGTATTCCGATAATCGGAGGGATATTTCAAAGGCTCCGTGAATGGCTCATCGAGAAATACGATTCCGATACCGCCGACAGGATTGTCGGCTCCTGGGAGATCGATGAGCTGAAAAAAGACGTTCCCCAGGATGAAATGTCAACGACTGCCTTCGGGGAATGGGAAGGCAAAAAATCTAAGGAGGATGAAGATATGGATAAAGTTGCAGAGCTTGAAGCAAAGATCAAGCAACTGGAAAAAGAAATCTACGATTATTCAGAGAAGGATAAGACAAAAGAACAGCAGATCGCAAGCCTGAAGCAGGAACTGGAAAAAGAACGGGCCGAAAAACGGAAAACGGATTTCAACACATACTGCGATGGACTTGTGAGGGACGGCAAGCTCACACCAGCGCAAAAAGTCTTGGCTGTTGATTTTATGGAGATACTTTCCGGCAACGCCGAATATGAATTCACCGAGGGTGACGGCAAGGCAAAAAAGGCTCCTTTAGAGGCGTTTAAAACCTTTTTAACCGCCCTTCCAAAGCAGGTGGAATTCAAAGAAACGGCAACGAAGGATAAGGCTTACCATCTCACCGGCAAAACGGCAGAGAAAATCGAAGCCCTGATCCAGGACAAACTGAAAGCGGACAAAACACTGAATTACAACGAAGCGCTCACGCTGGTGCAGAAAGAAAATCCTCAGTTGGCAGAGGAATATGCCACAGAGATTAAAGGATAAGGAGGGTTAGGCGATGGCAAAAGAGCTACCGGTATTAAGAGAAAGTTATGTAGCCCTTGAGGATTTAAGCGACGATCAGTACAAGTTTGTCGTTTTGACATCCACAGGGGTCAGGCGTCCTGACAGCGAAACCGAAATTTGTCTGGGCATTTTACAGAATGCGCCTGCCGCAGGGGAGGCAGCCGTGGTTATGGAATTCGGCGTCAGCAAGCTTCAGATGAACGCCGCCATCGGTGTCGGTTCCTGGGTAAAAGCGGAATACGTGGATGCCAAGGATGCAGGCAAGGGGAAGGATGCCTCAATGGCTCTTGCCTATGCACGGGCTTTCGTGCTCGAAGCCGCAGAAGCGGAAGACGACCTGGCAACAGTATTGCTGTGCGGCCCTGTCCCGGCTATCACTGCAGTGCCGTGGCAACAGGCCACAGTCACCACGAAAACGACCGCAGGGGCTGTCACCTATACGGCAGCAGAGCTGCTCGGCGGTCTCATCCTACGCGATCCGAATGGAGCAAACCGTTCCGATGTAACTCCTACAGCAGCATTGATCGTGGCAGGTATTCAGGGCGTTGTTGCTGGCAGTTGCTTTGAATTCGAGATACGCAATACCGCAGACGGGGACGAGACAATCACCCTGACCGCCGGTGCAGGGGTGACACTCTCAGGCAATATGACCATCAAGAGATACAATTCGAGAAGGTTCCTCGCAGTTGTCACCAATGCGGGATCGGGCACTGAAGCAGTGACCATCTACAGCCTCGGTTCTCTGCCGGATAAGGCAACTGAAGCCCTCTATGGTGTGGTAGCAGCAGGAAGCTACACAACCACCGGAGGAGCAGCAGTGGAAGACATCACGGTAACAGGGATGCTCGAAACAGATGTGCCGATTGTTACTGTCCAGAATACAGGCACCAATAACAGGACGCTTCTTGCGTCGAAGGCAAAGGCAGGCGGAGGAAAAATTACCTGTACGTTTTCCGGCGATCCGGGGGCAGATTTGGTCGTAAACTACATTGTGCTCAGAGCACTTGCATAAAAAAGAGGAGGGATAGAATATGCCAGATCCAATTGTGAAAGAACTTTTGATATCCGGTCCGCTGCAGAATGTCAGCATTGCGTACCGAAATAAGAGCTACATAGCCGACAGGGTATTTCCAATTCTCGACAATGTCGATCCGAAGGCGAAGATAGCCAGGTACCTCAAGGGCTCCTGGTTCAGAGACGAAGCGGCGATCAGAGGACCAGGGGGAGAAGCCCCGAGAGGCACATATAAGGTTGACCTATTGTCCATATCGACAAAGGAATATGCCTTTGCAAAAGAGGTGACCGACGAAGACAGACGATTTGTAAGGTCCCAGATGGCTCCGCCTCTCAAACCTGATCAGGACGCCATAGAATTCTGCGCTGACAAGATAGACCTCTCCAAGGAACGAAGGGTTGCTGCGCTTATCAAGGAAAGTTCCTGGGTAGATGGCAACGGCGCAGGCGGCGAAGATGCCGAAGGAATGTGGTCTCCTGCGGGAGCTACCAACACCTTTCTGTCAGATATCGCCAAGGCGAAAAAAGCAATCCAAAGCAAAACAGGCTTGACACCAAATGTGCTACTCATCGATTATGCAACCTATGAGGCGTTGAAAGAGGTTGAAGCCATACTTGACAAGATCAAATACACCGAGAGGGGTGTTTTGACAAAGGACATTCTCGCGGCTATCCTTGACCTTGAGGAAGTGTTGGTCGGCGAATCAATCGTCAATACGGCAAAGGAAACAAAAGCCGGTACTGAATTCACAGCTTCATATATATGGGAAGTAAACCCTGGAAAAGGTATGGGTTTTGTCTTCTACAGACCTTCATCTCCAGGGCTTAAAGTGCCATCTGCGGGATACCAGGTCAGATTAGCCTATGAGGACGGCCAGCCTCGTCGTACAACTACTTGGAGAGAACCGTCCAGACATCAGGACGTCTACGAAGTGGCAGAAGAGACAGACATTATCCAGACAGGCCCCGATTTGGGTTATTTATTTAAAGATACCTTTGCAACGTAAGGAGAGTATAATGGCATACTGCACACTTGACGATATTAAAAAGCTTCTTCCCGAAGAAAACCTCATCCAGCTTACCGATGATGCGGGAAGCGGCGTCGTTGACACCAATGTCGTAGATGATGCCATTAATTACGCAGATCAACTCATAGACGGATACTTAAGGGGGAGATACACCCTCCCCCTTTCCACTGTGCCGTCGTTTTTGAAGAAGCTGTCCATAGACCTTGTAATCTTTTACTTATATGGCAGGCGTCCGGAAATTGAAAATGACAACGTTACGAAGAAATATATCAACACGGTGAAAATACTTGAGCAGATTCAGGCGGGGAAGATATCTTTGGGGTATGACGAATCCGGTGGAGACATAGCTGGCAAAGAAGAATACAAAACGAACAAAACATCCGATGACAGAATATTTTCTAAAATCGTTTTAGATGCGTTTTAAAGGCATTTTATCGTCGGACATAGGGTTTTATACGGATGCACCCGGAAAAATCAAAATTAACAGATTTTAACAGGGTTATAGAGGATTTTTTTAGGGCAGGGAGGATGGAAAATTGATTGTGCGGAAATGGGAGTTTTTAAAATATGTTTTGAGGTTTGGAATTATACTAACAATCGTGCTGCCTATTCTTTTTATTATACAGGGAGCAAATGCCATCAAGGTCTTTACCTTTAAATTGTGTCTCGCTGCAGCAGGCCTCGGGCTCGCTGAACTTTTATGGTTATTTTACTTTAAACCGGTTTTTCATAAAACTGAGGGGTTATCTCAGTATGAGAAAAGGACAATACTACTTTTTCGCGGCATCCTGTATGCTGCTCTTATCCTTGCTCTTACCCTGGGACTGTAGTGCCCTGGATAGATGCCTGAAATTCAAGAATTCCGTCATTCGTGAATCCAGGTATTTTATCGGCATCGATGCTCCCTGGCATCTTTTTCTTGGTCAGATAGAGCTGGAAAGCCGTTGCAATGAAATTATAACAGCCTTTGACGGCGGTATGGGGCTGGGCCAGTTCATGCCGGATACGGCGGAATGGATACATGAACGAGAAAAGGCTTTACAGGAGATATCTATGGAGCCTCTGCCTTATGATCCACGGTGGTCTATCAGGGCGCTTATTCTTTATGATCGCTGGTTGTATTTAGCGGTAAAGTGCCATGATTGGTATTTTGCATTCAGGGGTTACAACGGAGGAGCAACAATGATTAACAGGGAGATTGAACGCGCAGGATCATGCGAGCATATTTTAGTTGAAAAAGAATGCAAGCGGAAGGTCATCAAACTAAAGACCGGCAAACTACTCGATATGTGCAAAGTAAATATCGCATATCCACGTCTAGTTTATCAAAAAGGGGACAGGTATCTATGATTGTTGCGATCTGCATAGCTATTCTTGTTTTGAACATACTTGATTATCTCACAACGAGAAAGATTCTAAAAAACGGGGGGGTTGAACTCAACCCGATTATGAAGTGGTGCATCGAAAAAAATCTTTTCATGCCGGTTAAGTCAATACTTACGCTATTTGTTGTCGGGTTAATTTACTTTTTCAGAAATAACTATGTGGTAATAGCAGGTCTTGTGATTGTGGTGGGTTATGTGTGGATTGTATGGCATAACTGGAGGCAATTAACATGATGCCATATATTACGATATTGAGGATCATAGGGCCGTATCTGATAGCTGCCGCAATAGGCGGCGCTATTGTGGGAAAAATTCAGCAGATCAGGCTAAACCATGTAACAGCTCATTTACAAATTGTTAAACAGGAATTATCCGTATGTCAGGACGTGAATAAGACGAATCAAAACAGTATTGAAAGCCTGAAAAAAGAGGTTAAAGCCGCTTATGCCGCATGTAACTCACGGTTACAAATTAAAGACAAGATGCTCCGCAACATCCAAAGAATAGACGCCATAGATAAACAAGAAAGGATTGAAAATGAAAAAAAGGATGACCCTTCCGGCACTCCTGATAATGCTCTCCTTGACGAGCTTAACAGGATGTACCCAGGGAAACCAGATCGTCAAAACTGATTATATTAGGCAGGAAATACCCTCTATTCCGGCATCGCCGGAATTTTACCCGGTCTCGTTTATTAAACGGGATGAATACTATTGCATCGATGCGGAGAACGCCAGGAATTTGCTCAAGAACCGAGAGTTGGAAAAAGGGTATCAGGATGAATTGAAGGAAATTCTGAACCAGATAAAAGGACCAAAGCCATGAACATTTCAGAAATGGAAGATAAGCTAATATCAACAATAGAAGGTTTACATTTATTCCGTTTGGTTGATTCCCTTGGAAGAAAAGGGCATCCGCAAACTCTCAATTACCCCTGCGCCTTTGTATATTTCGCTGGAGACGAAAACACAATGTCCAAGCCGAGGACTGTATATGTTGTGAATTATGAAGTTTTGATCGTATGCAAAAATTTGTCGTTGAACCCGGAAAAAGAGGCAGCGAAAGACGCCTATGTCCTCCTTGATGCAGTAGAGCAGGCCATAAATGGCAAACAATTATCAATACCTGACATTGAACCGTGGACGTGCATGTCACGTGAGATATACGAATATGAAAATGGTATCATAAGCTACGTTATGAAATTTCAGACGCGGCATTATTTATCTGTGCCGACACCGGATTAAAATTAAAGAAAGGAGAGATTTATGGATAGACAACCAGGATCATACAGGACAGCAGCAAAGGGTAAACCGCAGAAAGAAAATCTGAATGATGAGGCGATGGCGGCACGGCTTGGTAAGAAATGTACAAAACAGGAAGACATTGAAGCAGCCGGAACACCCGTTGAAGGGATGAACAGGCAGCTTGGCACTTACCGATATGACGCCAACAAAAAAGAATTTGTGCCTAATTCATAAAAAGGAGGTTTAGCTTAGCTAACCCTCTAAAAATCTAAATAAAGGAGATACAATGAGTCTTGAAGAAAAACAATTAATCCTGGCAAAAACAGAAGTAGTCTATGGTACTGACCCGATCCCTACGATTACTGCAAATGCACTTTTGACCGGCAAAGTATCCATTGAAATAGTTGATGCGAGCCGCGAGCGAAAGGTAATGTTGCCTTATTTTGGGTCATTAAAGAAAGTGCCTCTTGGTGAAGGCGTGAAAATATCATTCCCTGTAGAGTTGAGGGGCTCTGGCACTGCCACGACTCCTCCACGTATTGCGGCGTTACTTCGCGCTGCTAACCTGACCGAATCCATAGGCAGCTCGTATATTGACTATGATCCTAACTCGTCCGCAGACGGAGAATCCTGCACAATCTGGTTTTACCAAGACGGCATACTTTGGAAGGTTGTAGGGTGCATGTCAGAAAGCGTGAAACTTACCGCAAAGGCAAACGAAATTGCAACACTTGAATTCTCATTAATAGGACTTTTTGGGGGTAAGGCAAGCATCACAGATGCAGCTTTTCCGGCGCCTACCTATGAGGCAACATCGATTGTACCGCCGGTGTTCAAAAGCGCAACATTCACTATACACACCTATGCAGGTATAATCAGTAATTTTGAAATGACAATTAAGAACAAGCTTGCAAAGCGCCTGTCTGCAAATGCTACAAATGGTATACATAGATACAGCATAGTCGGCAGGGAAGTTGAAGGCAGCGTTGACCCGGAACTGGTTGCCCTCGCATCGTTTAATCCATTTAACCTCTGGGAAGATGGAGATGCAGGCACTATTACGGCCACAATCGGCTCAGAAGCCGGCAATCGGTATGTGATCACTGTAAACAATGCAGTGCTCAAGCCGCCGAAACTGGGAGGCAGGGAAGGCATGGCAACATATGCGCTGGCATTTACCGCGCATCCGACACTAACAGCAGGGAACGAAGAAATAAAGATAAGACATAGCTAAATACAGTGGGTAGAGACGTAAAATCTTGCGTCTCTAAGAACAATAAATAAAGGAGGGAATATGCGTGACCTTGAAGTATCCGACAAAAATGTAATAACCATAAGCGATGCAAGAAGCGGCACAGAGATAGAATTATATTATCGTAATCCCACCACGCAAGAAGAGGTCGAATACCAGACAAAGCTCTACAAACGAAAAGGCAATAAGTTGCTCTTGAATCCAAGGGTTAAGATTGATCTCGGGATCCAGATATTGACTGGATTCCGTGAGGGCGATTTCGGCATAGGCGGGAAACCCATATCATGTGATCCAGAATCTCCTAACTATCGCCCGGACTGGAAAGACCTTATAAAGCGGACAGCAGGTGACATCATCTCAACATTTGCAACTGTCATATTTGAGGGGGCTCGTGTTACGTCCGATACGGTTGTAGAAGTCGAATTGGAGGGTGATGACATCCTCCCTTTTCAGACGAGCTGAAAAGGATCAACGCCCAATGCACGCCGGAAAAGAAAAAGAAGTGTCTCGCAACATCAGGTTCACTACTTGCTATAAAATGTGCGGAATGTGACGGGAGGATACCGCATGAACCATCAGTATGGTTTGCACATATTTGGTATCTCTACAGATTGCAGAGGGCAGGATATCCCTTCGGGCCCAATGATCTATCAGTTGAGGAATGGATGGATATTGGCATACTCAGAGATGAAATGGAAAGGATGGATAGATATATTATCGCATCTTTATTACGATAAAAGCCGCGGCAAAGAAAATAAACCCCATGAACGCATTGGATATGATGAAAAAGGCCATCCCCGCTATGATAAGCAAAGTGATGAAAGACCCTTTCAGGATTGCAGTGATCATATAAGGAGTATAGCACAATTATGAATGCTGTCAACATTATTATACAAGCCGACGATAAGGGCGCGATAACTGTACTACAGAAGACTGAAGATGCGATGAAGCGCCTGAAATTGTCCGCAGATCAAATGACGGGCGCTGTACCTGCTTTAAACGGTGCATTCCGGAGCATGGTTACAAACTTGTCTACACTTTATGCCTCGTTTAAGATGTTTGAATCAATCAGAGATTCAACCACGCTTGCCGCCCGCGTCGAAACCCTTGGCATAGTATTGCAGCAGGTCGGCAAAAATACTGGCTACAGTAAGGCGGAGGTGGAAGCATATTCGGCAGGCGTTCAAAAAATGGGCATTACAACCCAGGAGGCACACCAGACGATTATCAAAATGATTCAGGCGCACCTTGATCTGACAAAATCTCAAGAACTTGCAAGAGTCGCTCAAGATGCAGCAGTTATCGGAAATATTAACTCGTCAGAGGCATTGGAGCGCCTGTTGCATGGTATTATCACCTTGCAGCCGGAAATTTTGCGTACAGTGGGAATTACGGTTGATTTTGAATCGGCGTACAGGCAATTTGCATCTTCTGTGGGTAGAACAGTAGAGTCTTTATCATCTCAGGAAAAGCAGCAGATAGCGCTTAACCTTGTCCTCGCCCAGGGCAAGGATATTGCAGGATCGTACGAAGCGGCGATGGGCACCGTCGGCAAGCTTATGACATCTTTGCCACGTTTTATTGAAGGCGTTAAAGAGAAATTCGGAGAATTATTTAAACCGGCACTGGGCATTATTATCGAAGGGCTTATTGAAAAGTTCAAATCTTGGGGACGCACCCTTGAGGAATTAAAAGCATCCGGGGATCTTGCCCGCTGGGCTGACAATATCAAGACGGCCTTTGTAGTTGCAGTCGGGTCAATTGAAAACCTGTGGAGCGCAGCCAAAAAATGTGTATCAATGATAAATGATCTGAAAGAGATATTAATATCGGCATCGGTTGCTATGGGATCATATTTTATTATGCATACAGTAGAATCCGGTGCCGCAGTTGCAAAATTTGCAACACAGATTAAGGAGCTGACAATAGCCGTTGAAATACTTACATACCGTGCGCTTACGGCGCTGCTCACTCCACTGGGGTGGGTTGCCGCAGCGATCGGGGCGCTTACATATGTAACTATCAACCATTATCAGGAGTTAAGGGCTGCTGAACAAGAGATGGAGAATTTTAAAAAATCGCTGTCAAGCTTATCTGCTGATGCAAATACACAGGCTCTTATAGATCAGCTTGAAATCACAGCACTTGAAATAGAAGCCGTTGGCGGCGCATCTGATGCAACCAGGCAAAAAATAGAAATGCTGAAACAGGTTATGTCCGGAGGGGCGGAAGGATCGCAGAAGGATTGGTGGAAGGGAATCGTCCATTATATGGATATTGGAGGCGGTAAAGGCCTTCCGCCGCCCGCTGATACATACAATCTTAAAAAAATACAAGACATGAATAAGAAGATACAGGAAGAGATCGCAAAGCTTACAATGACAGAGATTGAGTACATACATTACCGCGCTGCTGAATATGCAAAAGAGGGAGCCAGCAAAATTCTGATTGCACAATGGACGGCCGCAAACATAAAAAAGCTCCAGGATGAAATCGAGCAGCGTTATATGGATCGAATGCGCAAACTCGCCGAAGAGGAAGTAAAATCCGCCAGAGAGCATTTGATTATGACAGCCAGATATGCGCAAAAAGAGCTCGAAGAGCGGATTGCAATCGAGGATACATTAAACCAGTATAAACAAAAAATGGGTTATATTACATTTGAGGATTTTATAAAAGCAAAATATAATAATGCCGTTGAGTTGCTTAAAGGTAAGCTCCGTGAAATTGATGCTGAAAGAAAGGTATTATCGGAAAATGAATATGCCAACGCTGACAAATTGAGAGAGCTTGGACACCAGACATATATTATCAACGAAAAAATTATGGCAATGAAACAATATGAAGTATATGAGCTCGATGAAATGCGAATCAATAAACAAAAAGAGCTTAATGACCTACTTAAAAATCAGGCAGATTACAATAAAAAAGGCTATGATGACACCTGGGTGCAGTTGATGAATATGGCAAATCAGGTGGGCGGGGAGGCAGGAGCGGGGCTCGGGAAGCTTGGTTCGTCAATCAAAGGGATTGCTGATATCGGCATGGGTCAGGACATTGCTTCACAGCGTTACCGGGAAGCGTTAAAAAATTATAATGATATGAAAGCCCTTGCCGAGCAATATTATATCGATGATTACACACAAATGCAATTTTATAACCAGCTGAAACTCGCAGAAGAGCAGATGTATACACAGCAGAGGCTCTCTATTGTCAGCAATGGTTTTGGAGCTATGGCAGGTATGGCACAGGCGTTCTACGCGCTATCCGGCAATCAGAGCAAAACCGCATTTAACTTATACAAAGCATTAGCAATTACGCAAACAACAATTGATACATATCAGGCAGCAGTAGCCGCATATAAGGCGATGGCCGGGATTCCTATAGTTGGCCCTGCCCTTGCTGCCGCAGCAGCTGCGGCGGCTATCGCATTCGGCATGGCAAAGGTTGCAGCTATTGCATCTTTGCAGCCGGGCACTGGTGCTTCAACTGCTGCAATGCCTTCTGGCAGCGGAGGCTATGCATATAGTACACCCACAACAAATACATGGGAAAAAACAGAGACAAATAAGTCTGAGCGGCCTATAGTGATTAATATACATGTTGCCGGCAATGTTGTAGATCACGATGCATTTGCGAGGGAGATTATACCCTCCATAAAAAAGGCTGTCGAAGATGGTATGAGGGAATAATGCAAACCCCTATAATCTTATACGATAACAGACTTACAGACGGCACGCTGACGGCGACAGACACGGCAACGGGATATGATGTGCTGAATATAGTTGATAATCGCCCTTATACATTCTGGAAGGCTGCAAGTTCGGGGACAAAATATATCACTGTGGACTGTGGATCAACAAAGAGCGCCGATTGTCTTGCAATAATCGGTCATAATTTTAAAACCGCGGCCGCAATTGTATCTATAGAGTCATCGCCAGACAATACTGTATGGACAAAACGGCTATCGGATTTTACCCCGATATCAGATAAGGCTTTTATGAAAACATTTATATCTTCATCAGCACGGTATTGGAGAATTAAAATAATCACTACCTCTATTGCGGCGCAGATTGGTGTTGCAGTACTTGGTACTAAGATGCAGTTTGAATACCCACCGGAAACTCCTTACAATCCCTATACAGAAACGCCTGCCGCATACGTGGAGCGCAGCAAAAACGGTCACATACTCGGCGTCTCGACATATAACCCTGTGCTTGAGTTTAGGGCTCTATTCAGTTTTATAACCAGAACATGGCTTAACACATATTTTATTCCCTTCTGGCAGAATCATGCGAGGCTTTTCAAACCGTTTTTTTTTGCCTGGGATCTCGATACCTATCCTGAGGATGTGTTTTTTGTGTCAATAGATAATAATATGACTTTTGAAACCCCGTTTTCTATTTTAGAATACGTGGATACAGTGTTCTTGACCATGAGAGGAGTGCGCGAGGTATGACATACGATGCATACAAAGATTCCCTGTCACGTTATCCAATTGAAATGGTCATAATCACGCTCGACTACTGCAATAATACAATAGGAGTAAGTCCTTGTATGGCAATAGACTGGTGCGGAAAATCTGGTCTATACTGCGGCCTTTCAACCATATATTGCGGCGGCATACAGGAGCGCTGTTACAATACATACTTTACATGCAAGGATAAAACAAATTTTAGCAAGGGGTCAAAAGACTATATATTTACATCAAATGATGCACCGCTGCCTTTTAAAGCAGGCGAGCGGCCATATATAAAAGAAATTAAGCACTTACCTACAGAAATCAAAACATCATTAACAATTGCTGGACGGGTAAATATCATCATGTATGATGAGCCGGATACGGACATAGGCATAGATCCTTATGTTGCGACTCGGACATCCGTGCAGGGATCGTTCTGGAAAAAACTCATTGCCAGAAACCCGAATTATGCAGGCAGACGGATACGGCTGTATCATGGTTTTTATGGCCTTTCATTTCTTGATTTTGAACAGAAATTTGAAGGGGTTATAGACAGCATTACAATCAAGGAGAACGAAATGATAAATATTGAGTGCGCAGATCTCCTTAAATCGCTGTCAAAAATAGAAATCCCCCCAAAACTGAACATTAAACTTGCCGCTGAAATGACAGCAGAACAGACAACTATATCTGTATCTGACGGCACAGACCTTGACGCAAATGGATATATCAGGATAGGCGACGAAGTCATATCATACACGACAAAAACAGGTAATCAGTTGATAGGATGTGTGAGGGGTTGCTTCGGCACGTCAGCTACGACTCACAGTAAGAATGACAAGGTTCAAAAATGCCGCTATTATGAGCCGCAAAGCCCTTACGACATCCTTATTGCTATGTTGCTGACTGATGCCGGCATAGACCCAGCTTTTGTCAATGACGCAGCATTTACCGCACTAAAATCGTTAGACGAATCGATTGTGAATTTTTCTGCACTTATAAGCGAACCTGAAAAACTTGACACGCTCTATTATGAGATTATTGAGTTGATTGAATGCAAAAGCTGGATGGGCGAAGACCTGAAAATAACTATTGCAAAAAATCTACCTAATTATCCCAGGAGAATTTATCAGGTATTTACGGATGATGAAAATATTATCGCCGGGTCTGATAGCGTTGATCTCAATGCCACATCGCGCAAAAGTAGAGTGTCAATTTACTGGGATAAAACATTAACAGGTAAGAACGAGATAGCAAGCTATGCACGGCTCGATGTTGCTATTGATGCCGAGGGCGAAAGCACAAATATGTACAATGAATCACTCGAAAAAAAGATAATGTGCAGATGGCTACGATCAGATTATATGGATGAGGATTTAGTTATTAAATATGTGGCGAATTTATCGAAACGCATACTGAGGTCATTGAAAAATCCCATGCCTATATATACATTTGCCGTTGAGCTTAAGGATGCGGAGGTAAAAACAGGCGATTTTGTCAGGATCACAACTGATAAAATACTTGGAGTGGACGGTAACCCCCTATCACGCAATGTATATCAAATTGTAAAACGTGAGCCGAAAGGGAATAAAATAGTTCTGAAAGCTATGAAATACCCCAGTAAAAAACTATTTTTTGTGGGTCCGAATACCCTGCCAGATTTTACAAGCGCCAGTGAAGATGAGCGGGAGTTCGGTTTTATAACGGATGCGGTGGGCCAGATGAACGACTGGAGCGAAGGATATGTATTGTATTAAAGAAATAAATATCTAAAAAGGGAGGTAAAAATGGGTTATAACGCAATATTATCATCAGAAGTAGATGTAGGCAGCCCCGGCAAGGCTGAATTATTTCAGAAAATAAAAGACAATTTTGATTATCTTTATACGATGATAGGTGGACCAGTAGAGGTACCGAATGGGTCGTTTGAAATAGATACCGACAATGACGGTATACCGGACAACTGGACGCTCAATCTATATGCTGGCGGGTCAGCCGCATTTGACACAGCATCAGCGCATGGCTCAAAGGCATATAAATTTACCCGGACCGCAGGGGCAGGAAATGGTGGCGGATATCTTGAATCTGGTTATATGGAGTGCAGCCCTATAGGTGTATACATGATAGGTTTCAGTATCAAATCATCTGTTGCAAATTTGAAAAATATTGTAAAAATCAGATATTTCAACAAAGATAAAGTTTATATATCAGATCAGGATGTATATTCATCAACAACAAATCCGACATCATGGCAGAGATATCAATATACGATGAACATACCTTCGGATGCGAGGTATTACAAAATCCGCCTGATCGGAGGCTATACGGATACGGATGTTGCAGGCGATACTTATTATGATGATGTTGCAATCTACAATAAGGTCGTGAATCAATCACAGCTGAAAACCGCTACCGGCATCGTGGGAGGCTACACCGGTCATTATATCATCCCGGGGGGAGAGTATGCATTTATGCCGGCGTTTGCTGTCAATAACATTTCTGAAATTAGCGCTAAGTTTTGTAATGGCGCCGTTGTTTATCCCAACAATTGGTATGCTTTTATATATCTACATCTGATTCCTGAATATTACAACACATTTATATATGCAAAATTTCGTTATGTGACATCGTCCGGTACGGAATATTGGATATTTGTGCTGTATGATAAACAACAGCATAAAATACTGGCGTCATATGACGCCCCAGACCATCCATGTTACGGTAACGGCGGCGATGAAAATAAAGTGCCACACCCGTTTATGGATTACTTGGGCAATCCGCTGCCTGACAATATAGAAATTGTGCTGCTCGATATGGTTACAACCAATGAACTCAGGCGCAGGTCACAGGAAGAGGGGCGCGTTATATCAATGCTACTTGCAGAATATGATGTTGATATGTCCAAGGAAATAGAGTTCGTGCCGCGCGATATGGACGGCAAAAGAACACTGACACAAAAGCATCCTTCATATAAGGTAAGAAGATTATTAAAAAAGGAGGTATAACATGACGACGATACCCATACCTAACAGCAGATTGAGCGGCTCATTCTTTGATGCAGGCGACCCGGATGAATATGGCGTCACGTTAACGCACAACAGAAACGACGATGCAACTAACAAGCGCTATCCATATTGCGACGATACATTTTCCTGTGGTGATGGATCAATATGCAATCAAGAAGAATGGCTATAAATTCAATGAACGCAATAACACAACAAACGCAACAAACAATAAAAAGGAGGAAATTAGTATGAAGGGATACCCTAAAACTATTGGAACAAAACAGGATATTTACAACCTCGTTGAGCTCGCCCGTCAGGATGACGAGATCAAAGAACAGTTAATACAGACGCTTGATAACCTGATTGCAACGAGTCAGCATTTTGTCATAAAGTCTGAGTCAGTTGAAAAGCCTATTGAGGAACAGACATCCGACGATTACGAGCTCATCTATGATCCGGGCTCAGCTATGGCTAAGCTCGGATTAACATTGTCTGAAATTAACAATATTAAAGAAAACTTATAGGAGGTTAACATGATACTATGGAAAAATGACCCGGCATATTTGCTAAATGCCGACAACCTGCACAAATCTATTGCAGACATTATTGATTTCTCCGGGGGAAGTATTTATCCAGGAAATCAGGCGAGACGGCGAAACTGGAAATTGCGGCGAACACTAAGATTGCAATCAACAACAATGGCACATTTAAGGTATTTAATGTAGGCCCCACTGCAAAGGTACTGGATGAGGGCAATCTTGATACCGGCGTATTCGTTGTGGGAACAGATTATTATGTATATCTTCACGATGATAATGCTGATCAGGAGGTATATATAATATCTGCAAATTCCACATACCCGACTTCACATGGGTGCAATGCAAACAACACCAGGAAAATTGGCGGGTTTCATTACGGCTACGAAAGGGTGTCAATCACCGTGAACGACGTGAGGGTTGCTATTGTACCTAACTCAGTGTGGGATCTGAAACATCGACCAAAATGTTCCCCAGAAGGCATGGTTTATTTGGGCGGTGGCGTCTGGGTAGATATATATCTTGCATCAGTCAATGAGGCAATAACTTTTAATGGAGGAAATGGATATCCTCTTTTGACAGGCACAGCTAAAAGCGTTTATGGCGCTACACCGTTGACCGGTATAGAAGGTTTATCTGGATATAACTTTATTGAGCTTGCCCGCAGATCCGGGAAACGATTATTGTCTTATAGCGAATGGCTTGCCGCCGCTCATGGCCACCCTGCAGGCAATCAATTTGCCGGCAATACGTCCTCACGTGGAACAACCGGAGAAGATGCCAATTTAGGCGCAATATCCTTTGCTAACGTAGTAAATTGCTGCAGGAAGATTTGGCAGTGGCTGGATGAATTTACAATTGAGCAGGCCAGCACTTCTTATGCCTGGCAAAATCCTATGTCAGGGATGAACGTAGGGCAGCTCTATTTGCCAAACGGAAGCGGTTTACGACAGTTTATAGCTGGTGGTGATTGGGGCGACGATGCGTACTCGGGTTCTCGCACGGTGGCCCTGAGCTACTGTCCGTGGAGCGTGAACACGGCCATTGGCTCCCGTTTCGCCTGTGACTCTCTGTAATCTGATAACTGTTTATCTGTTTTTGTTTTTTAAAGGAGGTAAAAATAATAATCCGTGGAAAACCTTATTATTTATCAAAAACAATATGATTTTGCGCTGTATTTATTTCCTATTGTTGACAGGTTTCCGAAACATGAAAAATTCGTGTTTTGCACGCATATAAAATCATGTGTTTTGGACATAACAAGGTTGATTATACAGGCAAACAAAACCAGGCACAAAAGGTCGCTATTGTATAACATTGATGTAAAAATTGAGGAACTAAAATTTTTATTGAGGCTGGCGCATGACAGAAAATACCTGGCCCACAATAGCTATGAACACAGCAGCAAACTTATTTTGGAGATAGGAAGATTGTTAGGAGGCTGGATCAAAAGCGCGGTCTAAGAACGTTTAGTGGTAATTGGAGCAACGATGCGTACTCGGGTTCTCGCACGGTGAACCTGAACAACTATCCGTGGAACGTGAACACGAACATTGGCTCCCGTTTCGCCTGTGACAGTATTGTTTTAAGAGTTGGTATCTCTACGGAGTGCCAACCAGTGATTGTAATACAGTCAGGTTCTTAGTCCATGTTTCCGCTCAGGCGGAAGCAAAAATTGAACAGGCTGGCAGGTTCATATTTCATACATGGTGAGTAAGGATGATAATCCATAAAACCGTGCCAGCCGAATTATAATTAAGCAATCAGAAGGGCAAAATAGATGCCGATAACATACAACAACTTGATTAGCAGCATTTATAGCTTTAATAATCTTTATGCGGGTTATATAAAGGCAAGAAAATGCAAAAGGTATACAAATGATGTGCTTAAGTTCAGCAGCAATCTTGAGAAGGAATTAATCGAACTACAAAAGGAACTTTCAAGCGGTAGATACAAAACAGGAAACTACAAGAGGTTCACAATATTTGAACCGAAAAAAAGGGAGATATCTGCTTTGCCGTTTCGGGATAGAGTTGTCCACCATGCCTTGTGCGCTATCATTGAACCTTTATTCAACAATAAATTCATACATGATTCATATGCATGCCGCCTGGGCAAAGGCACACATGCTGCATCGTCCGCATTATCTTTATATTTAAGGCGATCAAAAAGAATCTGGGATAGAGCTTATTGCCTCAAGGGCGATATTAAAAAATGCTTCCAATCTATCGACCATGAAATATTAAAACGTATTATAAGAAGGACAATACGGTGCAAAAAAACGCTGACGCTTATCGATGAAATTATCGACAGCACTAGTGGCTCAAAGGGAATCCCGATCGGCAACTTAACCTCACAGCTTTTTGCAAATATATATCTAAATGAGCTTGATCATTTTATTAAGGAAAAATTAAAGGTCAAATTCTATATAAGATACCTCGATGATTTTATCATTATATATAGAGACAAAGAGGTGGTGCATGGCTGGCACGGCAAGATAAAGCAATTTGTTGAACAACAGCTAAAACTTACATTAAATGCAAAAACATCAGTATTCCCGGTCAATCAAGGCGTTGATTTTGTGGGTTACCGGACTTGGGCAACTCACAAGTTGCTGCGCAAAAGGAGTATTATCGGTATGAAGAGGAAGCTTCGAAAATTGGCTGTATTACACAGGGAAGGCCGTATAGGATTAAAGGATATCAAATGTGTACTCGCATCTTGGCTCGGCCATGCCCAACACGCAAATAGCCATAATGTAGTGAAAAGAGTGTTGAGAAATTTTGTTTTTTAAAAAGCATGAAGAATAATAATGAGGGGGTTATGCAGCTTTTATCTTACATGGGATGAAAATCACTTTTCATTATAAGAAATAAAAAATTCTCAAAGTTGGTGTTAAGTTATAGTAAAAATAGTTGAAAAACAAAACTGGAGTTGCCCCAGTCAAACCGGACACCGCTCTAACTTATTTTGCATCATCTTGTATTCCCTTGGTGATCTCATCTTAAGCCCCTTATGGGGATGATTTATAT